TACATATAACGCTGAGTAGCGTCAGCCTGTGCCGCTGAATCAGCTTGTGCGCTTGCTGCTTGCCTAGATGAACTTGAACCAAGCAATCCACCAATGACAGGCCCAGCAAGGGAAGCTACGATGGTTCCAGGGTCGTACAGTTGACCGCCTGGCCTGCTTCTAGCAATAAAGCCACTGGTAATAAATTCGCTTGCTGTTGGGTCAATGTCGCGCATGATTTAGCCTTTCAGCCTTGTAGTGAATGCTTTTCCCGTCATTTTCCACGGGAAAGAATCCGAGTCGTTTTACAAATAAATGCCCTTGCAGGTTTTCAATCCGCACCTTGGTTAAAAGGTGTCCGAACTCTGCAAATATGGGTCTTGTCAGCCATTCAATGTCTTGATGCGTTAACCAGTGACCTTTGAAAGACTCCAATCTAAAGCAGTGAATCTCTGCGCCTTGTGTGCAGAAAAAACCAGCCAAAGCACCTTTTCTAATGACTGGCACAAAGTCCCAGCCATCGGGGAAGAAGGCTATCCCCATCAACTCCGCAGCTTCTCTACGGGTTAGTTTCATATCCAGAAGCCACCAAAGCGATAGACGTAACCGCGCCAGCCAATGCTTGCAGGGTTCCACCTGTGGATAGTGACTGCCCGATTGCGCTACCTACGTTAAAAGATTCTCCAGCCGCAATGCCGCGAGCTGACAGGATGCAGTTAGATGCTGTGGCACTTCCGCCACTAGGGACTAGGTGAATCGATGCAGTAACCACGCCTGCCGTCGTATTTGTCACTGTGCAGGCTGATATGGTCGTGATTGTTCCTGCTGGTACAGTGTAATACGTTGCAGCCGATGTAGTCAACTGTGAACCGTCAACTAGGCGTTTTGGTAGTCTTTGCATGAATAATCCTTAAGAGAATGAAACGATCAAACCATCTTGCACCGTGATGGTCTTACCTACGAGCGAAGCGGAAGTAATCGCAGCGTTTATGCCGATTGGCCCAGCTTGAACGATGTCAGGTAATGTTTGTTCCAGCGTAGGCCACTGCAACACAATGTCTTGCAATCCTTGGTCAGTGCTGGGTAATTGGGTAACGTCCGTGTATGCCACATTGATGGAACTATTGGACAAGTCACCGCCTGCAATGTCTCCGAATGTGTCGCCTCCTGAGTTGCCCAACACACCACCCGTTCGCGAAACAATCTCTTGCAGTGCGCGATAGGCTTCAGGGGTCAGGGTTCCGTCTGCGTTGACAAAGCGGATTCGTGCTGGGAATAGGGCTAGGGCTGTCATACTTCAGCCACAGCGCCAAAAATCGAAAATTTTACAGGGTCAGTCATGCTAATTTCCCAAACTCTATTACGCCCATGCCCTAGTCGGTTGAATTTAGCTCGAGCGGAATACTCACCAGTCTTTCCAATGCTCACCATCTTTTCGTTGCTCCATGTGTGCCCACCGTCATTCGACCAGCGCAGAACCAATTGAGGGTTAAGACCTTGTCCTGTTGGTGTTCCAACTCCCGTTTCCATGTCAACCTGCAAGGATGAAAAGAACAAGCGATCTTGTTTGTCCTCTGCGGTTTGTGCTGCCCGTAGTCTGAGAATAGGTGCGCTGTTGTCGGTGTAGGTGTCAAGGTCAAGTGCAAAGACTTCGCCAGTCTCCCAGTCTCCAACCAAGTGATAACCGTGAGCAAAGACGCTGCAATTAGCCCTCCAACGGCCTAAAACGCCCGTATTTGCGTTGCGCCATACACGCTCATGCCATTGCTGCGTAGCTGCGTCAAATACCCATGTAGCCCCGCTGGTTGGGAAGGTTAGAACGTAGAAGATGTGGCCTTCTTGCTGATAGGTGAAGGCGAAAGCGTCTGACAAGGTGTAACCAGATAGCGAAACTTCTAGCGCATGAGTGGAGATACGCATTGGCGTGTAACCGTCTGCCCTCCAAACAATGCCTTGACCTCGATCATCGGCACCCAACCAAAAGACAGTGTTATCAGCCTTGGCAATAGTGCCAGCCGCTGCGCATCCATGCTCGATAAACGTGTTTCCAGAGCGTTGAAACGGGAAGTCGCTAGACCCAGTGTTTACCCATACTTCCGCAGAGTTCTCACCAAAGAGCCATAGTTCACGATGATCGGATATCACTCCGATGGTGTTATCTGGTGAGCCTTCAGCCGATGCAAAGTCCAGTGCATCCCAAGTTGCACCATCGTAGGAGGTTTGGTTAATCCAGAATGAAGGCGAGCCAGACTTGCCAGACACGATGAAGTAGCCATCTTGATAGGTGCAGCGCTTCACGCCGTTGGGAAAATCCGCGTCTGCAATCGAAGCAATCGAAGATGTAGACACTGTGATGATGTAACCCGCGCTACCGTCAACAATCAGAATCTGAGAACCATTGGATGCAATGCCTATCTCTCCATATGATGTGCCGATTGAACCGATAGCCACAGGGGTAAAACTGGAGTCCACCCGGTATATCACCGAGCCAGCCAGCCACCAAGAGTAACCACTCGCAGCGATACAGCCGCGCACTGGACTTGTTGGGAATGTTAGCTTTAGTACGGTTCCTGGTGTGCCGTATAACGCCACTGGAGCGCGTTGGCTGGTGTTATCAATCTCTAGGTAGCAGTTGACGCTTCTTTGCGCGTCAGCGTTCAGGCTTCTAGCTTGGTAGCTAGGCCCAACAAATGGCACTTTGATTTTCATGCCTAAAGCCCAGTGTAGATGTTGAAGCGCACGTTTTGCACGCCAGTGTTTAACAATGGCACGTTCACATTGGTTCTACGGATTGCGCGTCGTGCGTTGGCAGCGTTGCGAACAATCAGCGGTTCAAGTGGGCGAATACCTGGGGCTAGTTCTTCAGCAAGTGAATACTCAAGCGCCTTTTTGTATCCCCTGACCAGGCTGTAATTTGTTGCAAGGTCTGCAAACTCAGTCAGATACACCGCGCAAGGTATGTGAATCTCCACCGAGCCGGACGGCACGGGATAGAACCACACGCGAGCCGTGTCAGTGTTTCCGTCGTAATAGATGTATTGAGGGAAGGTAGATGCAACCGTTTTTAACGTGATGTTTTCATACTGAACCCGGTCAATCTCTTCTAACGGGTAGTCAACGCCATTGATACGCGCAAACGAACCTCGCTCAATGCTTGTAGCCGTACTGTGTTGAATGTTTGCCCAACACCAACAGTTGGATTGCGCAGATACGTTTGCCACCACCTCATTTACGGTAACTATGAAGTGAGCTTGCGTGTTCCATGAGTCAATCATGGAGTTAAGCGCGTCTAGTGCGTAATCGGAATCTTCGGCAGATAAGGTTTCACCTGCCGCTTTGAAGCCAATCAACGAATATGCGCGGTCAATAATTTGTAGAGCTGTGGTCATGTATTTCCTATGCAACCAAAGAAAAACCCCCGCATGCTTGTGGCTTGCAGGGGCAGGTCTTTAGTTACTCAAGATGCGAGCTGCGAGTTGTGCCCGCAATGTCTTATATCCGTACAAAACGTCAATTCGGCAAGGCAAGGTATCCGAGCTGATTGCGTACTGGCGAACGATACGCATGCTAAGTCCGTCAAACACTTCGCGTGCAGAGAAGTCCACGCCTTGAGGCATTACCAAGTCAGCAGTGGCGAAAGTGAACGCATCCTTGTGGAACGCCAGCGAAGGACGATACACAGCAGAAGCGCCACCAACCTTTACCAATGCACCAGCGTTAGGCATGCCGCCAGCAGTCACATTTTGCAAGCCGCCGGTAGTGTAGATTGCAGGAGCAAAGGCCAGAGAGCCAGCACCGCCTGCGTAATCGGTCGTTACAACGAACTGTTGCAAAGCGCCTGTATCGGCCTTGGTTTCAGGGTGAACGCGGTTACAACCTGCAACAGTGAACACATCGCCCTTCTTGAAGGTAGCAGTGCCAGTTTGCACAGTTACAGCGGCAGAGCCGTTAGCCGTTACAGCGCCGTTAACCGTGTAAAGGGTTACGGATGGTGCCGTACCAGTGGTTTGCGATGCCAGCAGAGTGTTTTCATAGATTGTTCCGAAACCTGCCGTAACGCCCACAACGCCTTCGCGATATTGCTTGCTGATTTGCGTAGAGTCTTGGAACAAGCCCTTCAAACCGTCAACCAAATCCAGGTTGTCTTGGGTGTTCAAGATCAATGAACGGTCATTTCCTGGAGCCAAGTTATCAACCAACAGCTTGCGAGCAGCCAGCGCCTTGTTAAAGGTAATGGCAGCGCCAACGTTGTTCACGGAGTTGTAAACGTCCAGAGCCATGCTCAGAGCGTCAGCTTCCATGTTTGCAGCGAGTACCGACATGGCAGGTTGCAAGATGCGATCAGAGAAGTCGTCGAGGCTCAACGTCAATTCGTTAGAACTGAATGTCAAGTCAACGCCCTTTTGAGTCGCGACTTGCAGGGTTGTGCTGGTTTCAGTGGTGTCCTGTGTGGACAAGGTAGCGCCAGTGCGAACCGTGTACTGGTTAGGCAGGCGAACTTTCAGGGAGTCACCAATCTTAGCGCCGGACTTGGAGAAGCTGTCGTCGTATTGCCTGTTGATGGAGCCGATAAAGTTAAGCTTTTGATGGAGAACTTGCAGTGCTTTACGTGTGACTGCGGTGGGGGTGAGGAGGGAATTGGACATGATTTTCTTTCAAAAAGTAAAAAGGCCCGGAATGGGCCATGATTTAGTGGATTAGCGCCGCGCTCTTGCCGCTTCTTTCCGCATCCATGTGTCAATGTCATCGCTATCGCTTGGGAGCGACGAAACAGACGCACGACCACGCTGGCCTACGGGGTTAATCGGTTCAGGTGCTTTGCTAGGTGTCGCCTTTGGACGTGCGGCTAACTCGCTTTCAATGCGGGTCAGTTCACGCGCCGCCTTAATTGGAGACAATCGCGCAATCTCTGCGGCTTTTGCAGGGTTCTTACCCAAGAAATACGCAACATCAGCGCCTTGATCAGATTCAGAAATGAACTCTGCCATTTCCTCATTGATAGTTAGCGATGGATTGCTAACAACGGACTGAAAATCTGGGTAACGCTCTGCCGCCTTTTCTGCCTTTTCGATAAAACTTTCGTTTCGTCGTTCGGCTTCCTGTGCGCGTTCACGCTCCTTCAATTTTTCCGCTGCTCGTACTTCTGCAAGGTGTTCTACCTGTGCTGTGAGATACGCTTCATCGTTGCCAAATTCAGCGCGGTTAGGCTCTTTTTGCAATGTCGCGGCTTGTTGTTGCTCTCGCAACTGCTGCTCGACACGGCGATGAACCTTACGCTCTTCCTTTAACAAACGCTTTTGAACCATTGCATCAACTTCCGCTTGCGTGAAAGTCTTAACGGGTTCATCCTGCTTTTCTTTTTCCACTAAACCATCAGGCGCAGTACCCTCTGGAGTGTTTGGCTCTGTTAGATTTACTTCCTCAGATTCGGAAGTTGCAGACAAGTCTGCGTCGATTGCATCGTTCATTTTTTGAATGAAAAAAGCCACCTAAAAGGCAGCTAGACCCTGTTAGACCGAACAGGTACGTTTTAGAGCATCAGCGCCATGATGGTCGCTATCTGCTCATCTTCCTGAGCCTGTCGCATCTCTGCTATCAACTCAGAATAGATTTCTAGGTATGCCTGTTTGTAGGCAATACCCATGTTTTCCATTGCCCGTTGCATCTCTGCTTGCGGGTCAATCTTTGGTCTCTCAATCGCTGCAACCGCTTGCACCTCTATCGCCTGTGCAATTTCAGGCTCGAGGGCTTCAAGCTTGTACTGCGTGGGAGGGCTTAATAGCCTGTGCCAGTAGCTTGATTTATCGTGTCTTAACTTACTTGGCGCACCGCCTAAAAGCTCGATACCATGCACTGCAATTGCAATAATTGCATCTTGTCCAATGACAGAATAAGCACCTGATTCAGCGTTTATGGCGTAGTTTGCCGCTGTTGACGTGTACGCAATCGTTGCATCTTGCCCAGTGATGCTGTACGCACCAGCAAGAGCAGTTATGACCTTATTGCGCTTTACGGTAGCTGCTACGCCTGTGACCGAGTAAGAACCGCTAGCGCCAGCTACAACCTTACTTCTGCTTACCGTCGCAGAAACACCGGCAACCGAATAAGAGCCAGCCGCGCCAGTTACCGACTTGGAGCGAAGCAGCGTGGCTGCTTGACCCGTTACAGAGTAACTGCCTGCGTTTGCTGCTATCGCATAGTTTGTAGGCCCACCACTAGCAGTAAGCGCAAGCAGCAGGGACATTTAGCTTACTCCCAGCCGTAAACGAAACTTACAACGTGTGCGATTGTTCCAGTAGTTCCCGCTGTACCAATGTGCTTAGTTACCAGTTGGACAAATTCACCAGGATTAACAAAGATAGGCGCGTCACCAAAATCAACAAACGAACCGCCCGGCTGTGAAACCATTGTGTTCGCTGCTTGAGCCGCCGTTACCACTTGAGTAAAACCGGCCAAGGCAATACGCCGAGGTGCTTTAGTTGTAGCTGCTTCTGCCGTTGCTAGTGATACTGCCGTATGTCCAAACGCTAACGACCACTGCGCTACGAACGGCCCTCCAACAACGACAGTTTGCACGTAAGATGTCAAACCAACGCCACGGATAACCAAACGCCGACCGGGTAAGTTGACAGTTGCTATTGGCACTTGGTAACTTTGGATAATACCGTCTGTATTTACAGCAAGTGACACGGTTTCCCAGAATTGACCACCCAGTCCAGAGCCTAATGCGGCTGTGGTGTTGGTTGGAACTGCGGCTGTGGGGTTGGCACTATTTGCATAGTTTGCCAATGAACCCATAGTGCCGCCCGACAATCCTTGATACGCTCCAAGTGTGCGACTGCCAGACGTGCTAGGTGTTGACGTAAAGTTTACGCCGCCTTGTCGCACATTGTACGCACCTACATAAGCCTGCAACGAACCGGAAGCCGCGCCACCGACAATACGATGCTTGAAGAATACTTGACCACCAGCCCCCATACTCATTCGTGGTTGTGCGGTTGGCAAAGGCAATCGACCCATAGCAACTGCGCCTGTGCCATCATTCACCCAGAACATCGCTTCAACCATGGATTGATAGATGATGAACTGATAGCGCTTGTTATCGGTGTACACCCATGTACCCGTGCCACCAGACAACGGGAAAACGCCTGTGCTAGTCTCTGTACCGTTGTAAGACGATATACCTTGCAAGCCAGCGCTAGACAATCGAAAAAACACACCGTCAGCAGGAGCGATTAACTGAGTACCAGCTTGACCGATACCCCATTCAACGAATGTATTAGTTTTAGGCTGTTCACTGAAAGCTATTTCAGCGTCTAGCGATAGCGTTGTTGTACCTGTGCATGGGAAAAACGCATAAGTAGAGAGTTGGACACCCGTGGTGATTGTGGTGATAGCGCCTGAGTTGGTCGTAAACTGACCAGCCGTCCAAGTAGCCGCCATCGTAGTAGCGGCAAAGTTGTGCTTACCCGTATTTTGGGCTGTGTAATTAAACACTTCTTCGTCAAATAGACAGTCCTGAGATACGCGAGCGCGATAGTCAGCGTCAACTTCTAACGGGCGCAAAATAGGTACAGCAGTTAGAAAACCACCGTCAACCTCACCCATGGCACGGACTGAACCGATAAGCATTGGGTCGGTGTACGCATCACTTTCAAGCTCCACTTTTAAGCGGTTTGCTGCCGTAACCTCAACTAGGTTGCCGGAGGTATTACCCTCTAAACGAATTCCTGCCATGGTTTACTCCTAATCCGCCCAGACGTAACGCGCCTGGACTGTGCCTGTTAAACGAAGTTGTGTAGCGATCTGCGCGGTAAACCCGACGCCAGCGCTCACGGAAATACAAGACAAGCCCATAGGGGCCAGCATGGGGAGCAGCGAGTGCTCGTAAGCGTTGTGCGTAGCTGTGCTGTCCATGCCCATAAGATACACCTCGACCTTTGACGATGCCCCGATAGCGGCATCAGAAACCGCAGTCGTTACAACATTCGTACCCGGCGCTGAGCCAAAGTTGAATGTTATGGTGCCTTGACCTGTTGCCATTACGAAGCCGTAAACACGCCGTTAGTGCCATCTAGCGTAACGGTGACAGTTTCTCCAACCGCAACTGCTTGACTCGAACCGTAGTCCCAGTAACCGACGTTTGTGCCGGTTGTGGAGTCTGTTAGTACGGCATATTGAAACGTGAAGCCTGCACCCGTAGCAGTCCAAACGCTTGGGCTGTTAAGCACGAGCTTAAATACTCCAGCGGTCTGGGCTGACGTTGAAACCGTAGCAGCATTGCCGCCAGTGGTGTATCCATTGCCGTTAGCCACTTCAGTGATAGTGCCAGCGGCAGCATTAACAGCGGTTGCTAGTTTGACCACCCAAGAGTCAGAGCCTGCGTTCATAGCTTCAAGCATTGGTTCGATCGCTGTTTGAAACTTGTTATACGTTGCCATGATTAGCCTTCAATCTTTTCGCCAACGAATGAGCCGTCAGCCTGTTTAACAATTCGAACGCTTGCCTGCTTTGGTCGCTGCAATTCCATCAAAAACGCTTTGTCAGCCTCTCGATCTGCGGCCATATCATGCATAAGTTGCTGCTGGCCTTGAGCAATCACAGAAATTGCGTCTCCCGTGCTTTGCATGGATGCGGCCAATGTTTCTAATACTGGAGCAATTGCACCCACTAGCTGCCCATTCACATCAGGCAATATCATGGGCTGTGGTGGTGCTGGCGCAGCCTGTGGCGCTTGTTGAACTGGCGCTTGAGGTATTTGAAGTTCCTGGGCTTCCTCGATCTCGTCCAAAGCATCACGCTTCTGAATCTCAATCTTTAAGCCCATGTTTTCAGATTGAGCTTGCTGCATCTTCAACACAGCAGCGTTTTTGTCCTGCTCTGCCTTTTCTATGTCGTCCTGCATCTTCTGTATTACTTGGTCAAGCTGTTGAACTTGGCCTTGCATTTGCTCCATTGCCTGTTGGACTTGCGGTGGAACTTCTGGCGCGCCTTCGTCTTTATCAATCTCAGCTTGCACGTTAGGCAATAGAGTTAACTTTAGGCGGTCTGCCATCTCTTCAGCGCCAGGCCAATCCATATTCTTAACCAGCAAGTCACCAATAACCTGCCAAAGTTGCGGGTTAGCTTGTGTCATGGCGGTCATTGCATCAACAGCTTCCATGCGGCGCGTCGTGAAACTTGGGCCAGTGGTCGTGTAGATGTCGTATGTGCCGATGTTGGGATTGAATATCCGCTTGATCTCGCCTTGTTCGTCGCGGTATTCCGTCAAAGCTTCAGGGTTTTGCGGGTCAATCGTTACGTTAGCTTGTGAATCATCTTCACCAAGAATCAAGGCAATGCGCTGTGTGTCATAGATGTGCGGAATCCAATCAAGGATGATCCGCCCAATGTGGCGTACAGCCCGCGCCAAGTTGTCAACGTAGTGATATGTTGCTGTGTCGCCTTCACGTTGGCGAGCCATGATTGCGCGGCCTGATGTCTCGTTTGACTTTTGACCTAGTGATGCATCATATTGGCCTGTTTCAGCCTTCATATCATCAGACGCACCCATTGCTATCTGATTCAAACCAGTCTCTACCGTAGCAGGCGCAACGCGAGACGGTGCAGGGATTGGGTTGCCGTTTTCGTCAACGTGGTTATACGGCAAAAAAGCATGGTTAGCAGTGTTAGCCGATTGCCATTGCTTTTCGTACCCCTCAATGGCTTCAGCAGGCGCAACGAATGGAGTCTTAGGCGACTGCAACACGCGCTCAACAATAGCGGACTGGGCAACGTTGTACATGCGCTGCGAGTCTTTAGCGTTGCGAACAATGCCAGAGATGTACGTTTTTCCGTCAACTTCCCATTCGTTACCAACAACACGCGCAACAGGGATGAATCGGCACTTAATGTCGCGCTCTTCCAATACCTCTTGCCCGTTTAATTTTCGCCAAATTACCGTCTGTTTGTTGGCTTTGCGGGTCTTTACAGGCGCTTCACCATTGAACACGCCTGGAGGCATTGGGTCGCCTTTGTAGCTTGTGGAGCCATTTGCCCACATCAGCAACTCGCTCGGCTTGTCTGTTAGTTCATAGTATTCAACTACCCGAACTTCTTTGTCGCCAGTGAACCAGCCGCCATCATCCTTGCTGAATGACCAATCAATAGGCTCTGCATCTGGATATTCGGTCTTAAATTCCTCCTCTTTCATGCGTTCTTCAATAAAGAAGAATCGACGGTCAGAGCCAACCGGGTCTTGAATGCTTGGGTCGTCGTAACACTTGAATGGGTCTTTAATTCGACCAATGAAAATGTCTTGATCAAAGCTATCGGGACGAATGTAGTCCGTAAGAACCCGCATATAGCCCAAACCGTGGACTACTTGATGCTCTGCGGCTGTGTCGTAAAC